AACCTACACAACATATAAGAGTCATCTTTGAAAAATAAAGTTACGCTATCAATTGTTTCGTCAATATCAACATAATCTATTTTTTTTATGTCTATATTTCTTTCTGATAAAGTTTTCATTTACAGACCCCCAAATAATTTATCTAAGTTTTGATTAAATCTTACTGCTTTATTGTAAAGAGCCATTGCTGAATCGTTTTTTTCAAAACCTTCTTCTTTAGCAAATTCCATTGTAGAGCTAAAAGCAAAATCTCTAGTAGCATATTCTGAAAGAATATTTGCAATGTCTAAAACTCTATTTGAAGACATTTCTGACTTATCATTAAAAGTAAAAAGTAATTTACCTTTGTCTGCTGAAATAAATTTAATATATTTAGTCATATTTTTTTTTCTCCTTTGTTATGATTTAAGTTATATCACATTTAAATGTGATATGCAAATACATACCCATAACACGCAGAAAACTAGGCTTTTGTAAAAGCTACAATATTCACGAATGACGAATCGATTCTATTTAAGAAAGTCTAACACCTCCTCACCAAGTGTTTTTGCTGATATAGTAATCTTTTCTTTCAATGCCTTTATAATAAACTCATCTATTGTTTTGATAGCTACTAGATCAATGTATGTAACCTTATCTGCTTTCTGTCCACTTCTATGATTACGAGCTTCTGCCTGTAGTCTCTCTTCTAGGTTATAAGAGTTGTTGAAAAATATCTGATAACTAGATGCGTTTAAAGTCAGTCCATATCCACCGACACTTGGATTACTAACCAAGAACCTCGCACCACGAGGATCGTTAAAATTATCTACAACCTCTGCTCTTTTCTTTGTATCACCATACAAAGTGACCACACTTTTTTCTCCATACTTCTTTTGTAAAGTTTCTTCTATCTTTTGTATACTGTATCTGAAAGTTGCCCATATAATAATCTTACCTTCTATCTCTTCAATAACATTTAATAACTCATCTAACTTTGCGTTTGATAGTTCTACTAGTTTACCATCATCACTGTATAAAAAACCAGAACACACCTGTTGTAGTTTGGCGATCTCGGTTAACTTATTATGTATCGATGATTGCTTATCTTGGATCACGACCCTTGCGTGTTCTTTCAATATCTCATAAGCATTACGCTGTTCATTAGTTAAAAATATATTTCTTCTTTGCCACACTTGTGGTGGTAAATCTAAACAATCTTTTTTTAACACTCTATGAGTGTAAGGTAATATTTTATCCTCTAGTTGCTCTAAGTTAATGTAGTATTTTGGATATTCTATTTTACGATTACCTCCAACTGGTCGACTATCCATAACACAATATCGAGCTCTAAAAGAATAAAAAGATTTGAACCCAAGTAAGTCCTCATCTAAAAATGCAAACTGACTCCATAAGTCCAAAGGAGATTTCGTGACAGGAGTTCCAGTTAGTATTCTTTTATACCTTACACCTTTACCAAGTTTCATAACATTTTTTGTTCTCTTGGCAGTTCTGTTTTTGATAGTAGTAGATTCATCTATTACCATCATTGTTTCTAATCCTCTTTTTTCAACAAGTTCTAATCCTATATTGTATCCAGACTTATGACTAAAAGCTTCTATGTTCATAAGATACCAATTTAAACAATCTTTTTTTGGCATAAACTTTTTATCTATCTTATGTTGATAAATATAATTTTTAGCTGATGAGTGAATGTTTATTTCTTTTTTCCAATTCGTATAAACACTATTAGGAGCTATCACATACACTGTATCTAGTAATTCCATATTGTATAAGTATACTGCATTGTCTATTGTAACTTTTGTTTTACCAGTTCCCTGTTCCATAAAAAAACCAAACACACTTTGAGTAGCACCTTTACGAAGTGCTACTCTTTGATGTTCGTATGGTTGTGTTTTATAATTATGCAATTTTCATAACCTCATAAGTTTTTTTACTTTTTGGTTTAACAATTAAATAACTACTAATCACTAGTCTTGAGTTCATTCTTGTGCCTACAGATTTTGCAGACTGTATTGCATTAGTCTTTGCATACCGTAGTGCAGATTTGATTTCATTGTCTTCATACTGTGGTAATTTTTTTCTAAGTTTACCAAAAGTATTATAACCTTGTTCAATGAGAACTCTTATGTCACTAGCTATCTTTTCTTTAAATGCCATAGTCAAAGCAACTTTTCTTTGTACACCATTTACTATCATTTATTGCTCCTCATTTTCTTTAATTATTTGTTTACCTTCTACAATGAGTTTTCTTAACTCTTTTAATGGTGCATATTTATAAGCTAACATTATTAATTCTTCGTGTATAGTTCCAACATTTGTAGAAGCATCTGCTAAAAGATTACATTCTTCATTAGCAACATCATTTAACTCTTCAAAAACTTTTTTTCTAATTTTACTTATCATAATATTCTCCTTTCGGAAGTGGCTTACGCCACCTCCTTTTTTTCTTCTGTTGTTTGTAAACTATCTAAGTGTTCGATTGCTTTAGTTGATTTATTGATCGCCTTGATAACTTGCTCTGGCTTGTTCTCAAGATTTTTAATCCAACTATTAACATACTTTAAATGATCTTCTCTAACTGTTTGAGAAATACCTAAGATAGAACATAAGATCGCAGAACCAGTTTCTGCAACTAACTCTTCAATCGCATAAGCTTCAGAACCAAAGAAACCAGAAAAATCTCTTTTACATCTGTTCTCGTGTCCAGTCCAATGAACTAGCTCGTGTAGTAACACACCATAATACTCTTCTGTTCCTAAGAAAGATTCTTTAGAAGGCATTTGTATTTTATCAAAACTTGGTGAGTAATAAGCTCTGTCTCCACCAAAAGAAATATCTGCACCTGTGTTCTCTACATACTTATCAACATTCTTTAATGCTTTTGCTTTGTTAGGAGCTTGAACTTTTTTTACTTCATAACCCTCAACTTGATTAGCATTAAATACTGCATAAGGCTTTAAGTAAAAAATCTTTTTCTTTTTAGGATTACCAAACTCATCTAACTTAGTAGGGTCTTCAACTTCAAAAGGTTTGTTAAAAAATACATAAGAACACTTCTCATTCTTTTTTAATCTGTATCCCATATCATTCCACATTTTAAAAGTACCCCACTCATTGTTGTCATAGTTATGTATTTCTCTATCTAACAATAAGTTAATAATGTTGAAACCATTATAAGATTTTCTTGTGTTGGCATTAATAGGTAAACCACTTTCTAATGATTTCCATATCTTACTTTTTTTCCAATCACCTTTTTGAGTTTTAAGAGCTTCGATAAATTTCTTAGCTACTTTATCTATGATTTCTTTTCTTGTTTGTTTTATTTTTTTTCTTCTCATTTTTTTTATCCTTTGTTTATTTGTAAGGAAAATGCCTTACGAATCAATATTAACCGAAATCGAAAATAATGTCAAATCATATCTTATCTAGATAAGTCGCAGATTACTAAGGTTCTAGACCATAATAATTTTTTTGTTTGACTTCAATCTATTTGTGTTTTAAAAAAGATACAGAAAGGAGGTCTGATGGACTTACGAAAAGAAGCTGAAAAGCTAAAGACGGATTTGAGCTCCGATAGTTTAGCTGACATAACTTCTGAATGTAATAAATTAATGACACTTCAAGATGAAATAAAAAAGATAGAAGAAAGATTGAAAGAATTACAATCTCAAGAAAGAAATTTATCTCAAGAAGTGATTCCTAATTTATTACATGAAGTTGGTGTTAGTGAAATAAAAACTATCGATGGTGCTACTGTCCAAGTGAAACCTTTTATCAAAGCATCTATTACAAAAGCAAATCAAGAAAAAGCTTTTGCATGGTTACGAGATAATGGGTTTGAAGACATCATAAAGAATCAATTAGCAATTAATTTTAAAAAGAGTGAAGACAATATGGCTTCAGATATTTTTGAAGACTTAAAGTCAAAAGGATTAAATGTTAATCGAGAAGAAAAAGTAAACACTAATACTTTGACTGCAACCTTTAGAGAATTAATTTTAGAAAAAGGTGAAGCAGTTCCTAGTGACGTGTTTTCTATTTATCAATCTAGCAAAACTAAAATAATAAGGAGTTAAAATGAAAGCAACTTTAAATGAAGATAAACAAGTAGTAATAAGTAAAGATAAATTACCAACGAAAGCAAAAATAAGTTTGAGAGAACACGCTGGTGAAGGCACAGAAAATATTACTGCCAAAGATCAGAAGTTACCAATCTTAAAACTTTTACATTCTTCTAGTCCAGTATTAGAAGAGGGTAATCCTATGTTTAATGAAAAGGCAAGAGCTGGAGATATTTATAATGAAGTGTCACAGACACTTTATGGTAAAACTATATTAGCAGTTCCTTGTCATTACATTAATACTTACAATGAATGGGCACCTAAAGGTCAAGGCGTAGGAAGACCTACTATCCATTTAAAAAAATCTATTATGGATCAATGCCAGAGAAATGAACAAGATAAAAAAGATTATTTACCAAATGGTAATTATGTTGAAGACACTGGTAATCATTTTTGCTACATAGTAGATGAAAAAACTTATGAACCATTAGAATCAGTTTTGATTACTATGAAGATGTCACAGAAAAGTAAATCAAAAGGATGGAACTCAACCACTAAAACAAAATCAAGATCAGATGATTTAGGGAGTTATGTTCCACCTACCTGGAGTTCAGTCTATAGATTAACTTCTGTTAAAGAAGAAAATACTAAAGAAGGTTATAAGTGGCATGGGTGGTCAATCACTTTTGATAAGTGGTTAGACGAAAACAAGGATGCTCATATATTAGAAAAAACTAAAGCTTTTTATGAAACTGTAAAACAAAATGATGTTTTTGGAATAGTTGATTTTGAAGCTGAAGTTGAGGTGCAAAGTTCTGATGTTAGTAAACAAAAGAAACCAGCTCAAGTAACAGCGAACACTCAAGACGATCCTTTCTAAAGTACAATGGAAAAACTCTTTGAACTTTTCAAAGGGAACTCAAGCTCCTACATCAAGAGCACTGTAAACGGTGAACTTGATGATAGGGGTAAGAGGATCACCTCTTATACTACGGTTCACGAACCAGTAACCACGAAACAGTGGCAAGAACATTTAGATGGTAAAATCAGAATTGGTTTTAAACCAGAGGAAGAGGGTCAATGTATGTGGGGTTGTATTGACGTAGACCCAAGTAGTTACAAAAATTATTCACAAAAAAAATATGTCGATATAATTAAGAATTATAAATTACCTTTGGTAGCAGTAAAATCCAAATCTGGTGGATTACACATATTTGTATTTTTTACAGAGTGGGCAGATGTTGAAAAAGTATCTGACAAACTAAAAAAAATAAACGATAAATATTTTTTAGCACAGGAAATATTTCCTTGTAACAAAGCATTAAATATGCCTTATCAGAATATGAATAGTAGTATGGAATTTGCTTATGATGATAATAACAATCCTGTATTAATACAAAGATTTATTGAGATCGCAGAAACAAAAAGAATAGCACCAGAAGATTTTTACAAACTAAGAATAAAAGAATATGAACCAGAAAGTATGTGGAATACATATGCACCTTGTGTTCAAAAATTAATACAAGAGAGATGGGAAGGTAACAACAGAAACAATTATTTGTTTAATGTATTGGTATTAGAAATGAAAAAGAATAATGCTAATACGGTAGCTGAGTTAGAAGACAAAGCACACAGTAGAAACAGTCAGATATTTCACAATCCTTTACCACGAAACGAGGTTACACAATTAGCTAAAAGTGTACACAAAAGTAATTACGATTTTCAGTGTCCTCCAAAACACCCAGAGTATGCTCCAATATGTAATAAAGAATTATGTAAACAAAGACGTTTAGGTATTGGTGAAGCTATACCAGAAGTCATAGATGAGTTTACTGACATTACTTTTATTAAAGACACAAAAACCATTTGGTATGAATTTAATTATCAAGGTCAACGCATAACGGTGCAACCAGAAGATATGAAAGATGAGAAAACATTTAGAACTAGATTATTACGTTATAGAGTATTTTGGATGACGTTACCAAAAAGTAAAAAAGGTCCTAATCCTTTTGAGTTATTAATGAAAGGTGTAGTGGAAAGATCAGTAGAAGATTCGCAACATAAGTTTGAAGATACGTTAGAAGAAGAAAAATACAATACATTAAAGAAGTTTTTTGAAAGTCATATAGAGCAAGATAATTACGATAAATTAAAAGATGGTTATGTGGTTTTAGACACATCATCTAATGTATGTTATTTTAAAAAGATTACGTTAGATAAGTTTATAAAGAAAAATGCATCTCGTATGTTTAATACTACAACAGATGCTTTACGTTTATTAGGGTGTAAACGAAAAGATTATTACGAGGGTGAGAAAAATATTTGGTATGTAACATTACCAGAATTTATATCTCACGAAAGTATACAAACAAAACCAAAGGATAAAGTTACGGAGTTAGATGAGGCATATCATGACAAGTTCAGGGCTACAGAAACAGAAGGCGATACACAAAAAAACAATTAAGATATACGGACCACCAGGCACTGGTAAAACGTATACATTGATTGAACGTATTCTAAAAAGGTATCTTGCAAAGGGTGTACATCCTAGTGAGATTGCCTACATCAGTTTTACGAACAAAGCTGTCAATGAAGCTATTGAAAGAGCTATCAATACTTTTCCTAATTTTGATGTAAAAGACTTTGAACGATTTAAAACACTACACAAATATTGTAGACGATACTTTGAAGAAGAAGTTTTTGATCCTAAAAATTGTATGATTGATTTTGCATTGCAAACTAAAATCATTAAAAACAGTGACACGAGATTGTCTGATGATGGCTTTATATATAAAGATTGGTCATTAGGGGTGTATGACAAATCACGAAACACGATGCAAGACCCAGTGCTTACTTACAAAAAAGAAACATATAAAAAAGATTCCTTAGATGTTTACTGTAGAAAAATATCAACTTATGAACATTATAAGAAAGATAGTTTTATAGATTTTACGGATATGATTTCGAGAGCTATTGATGAAGTAGAATTTCCTAAACTAAAACTATTGATACTAGATGAAGCTCAAGACTTTACTCCATTACAATGGTCATTGATATACAAAATGGTAGATAGTGTTGAGAGAGTGGTCATAGCAGGTGATGATGATCAAAGTATCTATGGTTGGAATGGTAGTGACCACAAATATTTCACAACTTATTTTCCTGGTCGTAAAGTAATATTAAGAAAGACTAAAAGATTTGGTGAAGCTATCTATCAATTCTCACAAATAATTAGACGAGGTATTATGGATAGTTTAGATAAAGAATATTATCCGTCAGATAAAGATGGTTATGTTAAACGCTATCTTAATTTTAGAGAGGTGCCTTTAAATCTTGAAGGTACTTGGTACATACTAGGTAGAGTTAATTCTGTGGTTAATGAATTACGAATGATGGCTAAAGATGCCGGCTTATACTTTGCAGATAATCGTGGTAATAAATCTTTTGATAACAAACAGTGGGAAGCGATTAAGAGTTGGACTAAAATTAGTAAAGGTAAAAGTATCACGAAACACGAAGCAGAAAATATGTTTAAATATATTAGAGAATTAAAAGATAGCTCTTATCGTTCTGTAAAGTTTTGGGTAAGTTTACCAGACACACAGGAGTATGACTTTGATGGTTTAATAGATTGGTGTGGATTAGAATTAAATGACGAGGCTTACAACAAACCTTGGTATGAAATATTAAAAAGAAACTTTCACACACCACAAGTGACTTACTTTGTTAGACTACTACAAAGATATGGACAAAAGGCATTAAATGGTGATCCACAGATTATTATAGACACCATACACTCTGTTAAAGGTGGTCAAGCAGATAACGTATTGATATTTTCAAAAACAAATTGGGTTTCTTCTTTTAGTAGAAAAAATCCTCAAGAACAATCAGAAGAACGTAAAGTTTATTATGTTGGTGTAACAAGAGCTAAAAAAAGATTACATTTACTTGGAACAGATTATAGGTATAACTATCCTATGGGTGTTGATTATTTAGATTATTTAAGAGAGAAAAAATAATATGCTAATTAATGGTGATTGTTTAAAAGTAGTAGAGAAGTTAGTTAACGATGGAATACAAGTTGATTCTATTGTAACTGATCCACCTTATCATCTTACCTCTATTGTAGAAAGATTTGGCAAAGAAGGTTCTGCATCAGTAAAAGATAAAGACGGTGCGTTTCAAAGACAGTCAAAAGGTTTTATGGGTAAAGAATGGGATGGTGGTGATATTGCATTTCGCAAAGAAACTTGGGAACTATTTATGAAAGTATTGAAACCTGGTGGACACTTACTTGCCTTCTCTGGTAGTCGAACATATCATAGAATGGCTATTGCAATCGAAGATGCCGGCTTTGATATTCGTGATCAAATTATGTGGTTATATGGTAGTGGGTTTCCGAAGAGTTTAAATATAGGAAAAGCAGTAGATAAGAAACAAGGTAATAAAAGAGAAGTAATTGGAACTAAAGAATGTGGTTATCAAGTTAGTATTTCTAAAACTAGAAAAGAACAAGGGTATAGACCAAATTTAACTAATGCAACTAAAGAAGTAATTGTCGATAAGGGGGATACAGAATTCGAGGGGTGGGGAACTGCACTAAAACCAGCACACGAACCTATTGTTCTTGCAAGAAAACCACTGTCTGAAAAATCTATAGTTGAAAATGTATTGAAACATAGAACTGGTGGGATACATATAGATGCTTGTAGAATTAAAGATGAAAACCAAAATACAGAAAGAAAAACAACAAAAAGAAAGTCTAGAAGTGAAGGTGGTGTTTGGACTAATGATAATTCTGGTATGGATAATACACAAAACACTTTTGCAGACGCAGACCCAAGAGGCAGATATCCTTCAAATGTTATGCACAATGGATTACAAGAAGACTGGTCTAGATATTTTTATTGTCCTAAAACAGCAAAAGCAGAAAAAAATAAAGGGTTAGACGATTTACCTGTCAAAGATAAAGTATTTAATGGTAAGAGTTCAACTTCAAGTAAAGATATGAAAGGTGTAGAAAAAAAGTTTACAACAGAACCTTCAGCAAATATTCATCCTACAGTAAAACCAGTAGAACTAATGAAATATCTATGCAGATTAATTACACCGAAGGGAGGTACAATATTAGACCCATTTATGGGTAGTGGTTCAACAGGTATAGCTGCAAAAGACGAGGGGTTTGATTTCATAGGTATTGAAAAAGAAAAAGAGTATTTTGATATTGCAAAACAAAGAATAAGTGTTCCGTATAAAGATCAAATGGATTTGTTTAAGGGGTATGAGGTATGAACTGTTGGCACTGTAATACAAAATTAATATGGGGTGGTGATCACAACATAGACGATCACGAAGATTATGAAATGGTAACTAACTTACACTGTCCTAAATGTCAAAGTTATGTAGAAGTTTATTTACCGAGAAAAAAAAAGATACCTGACAATGTAATTATTTTAAAACCTAAACCACCATTTTGAAAGGATAAATATGAATATTAAAAAATTAGCTGAAGAAAGAAATATAGATGCACATAAATTATCTAGAGATTTAGATATATCATATACCTACGCAGATTTATTATTAAAATCAAAAAGACAACCTAGTGTTAAAGTTATGAAAAAAGCAAGAGAAGTTTATAATGTACCTTTAGGTGGGATTGGTGTATCATGACTAAAGAATGGGTAATAAATTTAAGGTTAGAATTTAAAACGAGACCAACTAAATGTGAGGTTGAACATAAACTTTTTGATTTGTTAAAAAAAGGTTTTGTATTAAAACAAAAGGATGAGTATGAAAGAGAAAAAGACCTTGTGGAAAAAAGGAAGTCAACATTATAAAATTTTTAAGATACAACCTTCACAATTTATTAACGCAAATAAATTACAATTTGCTGAAGGTAATGTTATAAAATATATTTGTAGACATCCACAGAAAGGTAAAAAAGAAGACATACTAAAAGCAATACATTATTGTGAAATGATATTAGAACGTGATTATGAGTAAAAAAATGCTATTTGAAAACAACGACTTGGATATTAAAAAAATTAAACAAGACGTTTTTTTTATGAAAAACTTTTACAAAAACCCTGATGATATTGTAAATTATTTAAGTCAACATAAACCTGTTTTACATAAAGCAAATGATAGTAACTCACTAAATAATAAATTTTTTACTGATAAACGTCATTTAATAAAAAATCAAGATGTTATTCCAACAGAAACAAATTTAATTACATATTTTAAAAGATATAGTAAGCCAAAAGGATATGTTGCTACCAATATATTTAAAATGTTAGATAAAAATTTTAATGATTATAAAAATAATTATTGGCAACCTCATAAAGATAAAAATGATTTTGTTTGCATCATTTATTTTAACAATCCTGGTTGTGATGGAACAAACTTATATGAAGATAGTTCTTTTAAATCTAAAAAAAATGAACACGAAGAACCTTGGGTGCATAAGAAAAATTTTAAACTTAGTTATACTTATAAACCAGAATTTAATGACATTTTTATTTTTTCAGGAGATATTTTACATGGAATGAATATAACTTCTGACCGTTTTTTTTATGAAAGTCGTATTAATCAAGTGTTTTTTATCTAATGCAATTAGTTTTTCCATTACAAAAGAAAACTATGTGGTCACCACCGATAGAGTATAAAGATTTATCAAGTGCTACGGAAATAGCTATCGATTTAGAGACTAGAGATGAGGGGATCAACAATGGTCTAGGAGCTGGTTGGGCATTTAATAAAGGTGAGATCATAGGTATAGCAGTAGCCACAGAGGGTTTTAGTGCTTACTATCCTTTTGGACATTTAGGTGGTGGTAATTTAATCAAAGAACAAGTCTTAAAATATATGCACGATATTTGTGCCTTACCTTGTAGAAAAATATTCCATAACGCATCATATGACGTTGGGTGGTTACAATCCTATGGTATTAAAGTAAACGGTGAGATCGTAGATACGATGATAGCAGGTGCATTGTTAGATGAGAATAAATACAGTTACTCTCTTAATGCTTTAGCAAAAGAATATTTAGGTGAAATGAAATCAGAAAAAGATTTACGAGAAACAGCTTTACTATATGGTATTGATCCGAAAGCTGAGATGTGGAAACTGCCAAGTGAATCGGTAGGTTTGTATGCTCAAGAAGATGCACGACTGACGTATGACTTATGGAAAAGATTTAAACACGAAATCAATAAACAAAATTTAGATACTATCTGGCAACTAGAAAGAGATTTATTACCACACTTAATCGAGATGAGAAGACGAGGTATTCGTGTCGATGTTGAGGGTGCAGAGAAACTAAAAATAGATTTTAAAAATAAAGAAAAAGAATCTTTGCACACTATAAAAAAAATGGTTGGTAGAGACATAGATATATGGGCAGCCAGAAGTATCGCAACTGCGTATGATAAATTAGGTATTGAATATCCACGCACAGCTAAAAGTGGTGAACCTAGTTTTACACAGGCTTGGTTGAACGAAAACAAAAGCGACATATCAAAGTTAATCGTAAATGCTAGAGAGTTAAATAAATTTCATAACACTTTTATTAACAGTATTATCAAGTATACACATAAAGGTAGAATACATGGTGAGATAAACCAACTAAGAAGTGATAGTGGTGGAACGGTTAGTGGTAGATTATCTATGAACAATCCTAACTTACAACAACTGCCGGCTAGAAATAAAGAGTTTGGTAACTTGATACGAGGATTGTTTTTACCAGAGGAAGGTGAGAAGTGGGTTGCTTTAGATTACTCGCAACAAGAACCACGAATCGCTGTCCACTATGGTAAGGCAATTGGTTATCAAGGTGCAGAAGAAATCGTACAAGCATACAAAGATAGTGAAGCAGATTTTCATCAGACCGTTGCTGACATTTGTGGTATCGATAGGAAAAGTGCAAAGGCAATTAGTTTAGGTTTAATGTATGGTATGGGTAAAAATAAATTAGCTAATATGTTAGGATTAAGTTTTGATGAAGCTACCGATCTTATTAATAAGTATAATCGTAAGGTGCCTTTCTTAAAACAACTAGCAGATAAATGTTCAGATAAAGCAAATAACGAAGGAGTAATTAGAACTAAACTTGGTAGAAAATGTCGTTTTGATTTATGGGAGCCAAAAGACTGGGGTGTACATACACCAGAAAGATTTGAAAATGCATCAGCAAAATATGGACAAAAAAATATTAAAAGAGCTTTTACCTACAAAGCATTAAACAGATTGATACAGGGTAGTAGTGCTGACCAAGTTAAAAAAGCAATATTAAATGTAGCTAAGATTGGACACATACCACTATTACAAATACACGATGAATTGTGTTTTAGTATTAAAGATGAAAAAGAGATTGAGGCTATAAAAAGTGAGATGGAGGGTTGTGTGGAGTTTTTAGTTCCAATGAAAGTAGACGTGGCGATTGGAGATAACTTCGGTGAAACTATCTAATCGTTTATCTGGTTATGTACTCTTTTCTTCATAGCTTCTTGATCGTGAACAATAATTTTTTTTCTTATGTTAGACAATGCCTTATCAAGATATACCATCTGATTCGTATATACTCCATGATGTCTATACATTTTTGTCCAAAGGTGTTCAAGAGCTATCTTTTGTTCGAGTAGATTATCCATAATATCCCTTCGTTTAATTAAAATTTATATCAAATCACAACTATTAGTCAACTCCTCTTGACTTTTCTTATCGTATCACTAAAATAATGATACGTGTTAAGGAGAGAATTATGTGTAGTTTAATGGAAATAACAAAAGAAAAAATAGAAAAATTAAAAGAAGAAAAGCACTTGATTTGTGTATCAACTGAAATAAAAAAATATACGCAACTACTGAGTGATGCAGAGTGGGAAGGTCGTACAGATAATGTTTTATTTATACAAAAGCAATTAGACCACTATAAAAAACTAATGGCTGACGGACAACTTTATGAACCCAAATTTTAGGAGATAATATGGATACTACCAAATGGAGAACTGTAGCAATACGAATAGACAGTTATAAATTATTAAAAGGTTTATGTGACAAGACACACAGAAATCCTGCAAATATGATTTCTAAACTTATTGATTCGCACTTGACGTATCTATCTAAAAAAGAGCAAATTAAGTTAGAAGATTTAAAAGATCAATTGTACAAAAATCAAAAATGACCATAACTATATATAGAGGAGATTGTAGAGAAAGGTTACAGTCACTATCAGATAAAACTTTTCATACAGTTGTTACATCTCCACCATACTGGGGTCTTAGAGATTATGGCACTGCTACTTGGATAGGTGGTGATCCTAACTGTCCTCATTACAGAACTAATCACACAAGTGATAAATGTATTACTGGACATAAAAAATCTCAAAAGAGTGGTGGTATTGCTAGTTCTATATATAAGACAATATGTCCTGAATGTGGAGCAGTGCGACAAGATAGACAGCTAGGTTTAGAAGAAACACCACAAGAGTATGTCGCTAATATGGTACAGGTATTTCGTGAAGTCAGGAGAGTGTTACGAGATGATGGTACTTTGTGGTTAAATTTAGGAGATACTTATTACAACTATAGAGCAGATGGCAAGTATCCAAAACAAACTGTATCAAAAACCAAACAGGATTTACCAGAATTTTCAACTGCAAGAGGTAATAAACTAGAGGGTCTTAAATCTAAGGACTTGATAGGTATACCTTGGAGAGTTGCTTTTGCTTTACAAGAAGATGGGTGGTATCTACGACAAGATATAATCTGGCACAAACCGAATCCTATGCCAGAGAGTGTCAAAGATAGATGTACCAAATCTCACGAGTATATATTTTTATTTAGTAAGTCAAAAAATTATTATTTTGATAATGAATCTATTAAAGTTGAAAGTAGTCCGTTAACAGAGGAAAGAAACAAAAATAAATTTAATGGTGCTTTTAAAGGTCAGTTTAAAGGAACTCCAAACGAAGAAAGATGGCAAGAGGGTAGACCAATAGATAAACCTAATTTTAGTGAGGATGGAAAATCTAATAAAAGAAGTGTGTGGACTGTTACTACCAAACCATACAAGGAAGCTCACTTTGCTACCTATCCACCAGATTTGATTGAGCCTTGTATTTTAGCAGGTTGTCCTGAAGGTGGTCATGTATTAGACCCTTTTGGTGGAGCTGGCACAACTGCACTGGTATCGGATAGATTAAAAAGACATAGTAGTTTGATAGAATTAAATGATGAATATGCTAAAATTACAGAAAAAAGATTACGAGATGATGGTGGTATGTTTATGGATATACAATATAACAATGAGAGGAGTGAATAATGGGAATGATGGATGAAGCTTGGAGAGAAAGTGTACGAGACACGAAACACGAGCCAATAAAAATTAAGATGAGTAACAAGCGATATATCGTTTGTACTGACTGTAAGGGTAATGGCTACAAATTTGTTGGTGGTCATACCAAGACTTGTCAGAGTTGTGGTGGTAGTGGTAACTTGAACTTAATTGATGTCCAAGAAACACACAGCGTGGAACAAAGGCAAGAAGATGTCACTGGCGTTCAAAATTGGTTTGCGAAAAATCCCAAATCACAAGGTTTTCGTAGCTAACTCCTCGCACCCAAGACACAGAGTTAAAGAAAGAATACTTATGGAAGGGTTGCTACCTTACGTATGTGCACTATGTAAGATAGAACCGATGTGGCAAAGTAAAACCTTGACTTTAGTCTTAGACCATATTAATGGTGTTAATAATGACAATAGGTTAAAGAATTTACGTTTCTTGTGTCCAAACTGTAATTCGCAAACCAGTACATTTAGTTTAGGACATAGAAGAATGAAGAAACTAAAACGATGACTAGGAGAAAGAAAAAAATGTCGATGTACGATATTCTAGAAGATTTAATGAAAGATACAGAAGCAAGTGACTGGACTATCGACCCACGACAAATGCAGCCAGAAGATCGACACGCATTTATAGAATCAGTCTATGGCGATTATTTATATTTTAAAGACAAAGGTAGTAGATATAGTGAGAGGTACAAGGAGTTGTTAATTCATCTTGTAAGAACATATGGTCACTAAATGTATTTACCTTCTGTTGAAGTTTTAAAAGTTCTCGGATACCGAAACTCGAAAGATGTGGTATTTACAGAACGTAATCCAGAACAGAAACTTTTTTTGTATGTGATTATTAATGCCATTGAAGATGTGCTTGTCCATCAGTCTGATAGAAAGTCCTCTTTTATAAAGTGTGAAGCTCACAACTGGTTAATAGGTTATAGTGATGACTTTATTAAAATATGTGAGTGGGCGTTGCTTGACCCAGAAAATGTAAGATATAGTTATATTTTTAGTTTAAAGAAAGGTACGATACGTTTTACACAAAAACAGGTTAATTGGCAAAAATATCGAACAACTTTTTTTAAGAATAAAAAACTTAGTGAAAAAGAAAAAAGAAGAAAAAAAGGTATGTTACGAAATTTACGCATACAGGCACATTCTAGTTCTTTAAACTTTGTTAGCACTCTTTTTTTATCGATCATTTAATTTCTTTTGTTTCTGGTGTTACATCTATAATGTTTTTCGCTTCACCGATCTTGCTCTCTAACTCTTCTAATCGTTTTTCTAATTGATCTCTACTCATACCTTCTAAGGTAGAATGGGTAATTTGTTTATGGTCAACGTATAAGCCGGCTAGTTGTCCAGATCGATACTCAGCATTAATGGAAGCAGTGAACTGACCCTTGGCTGACGACTGATCCCTAAGATCGTCTAGTATCTTATAACGTCTTAGTTTATCCTTTTCATACTTTTCTTTTTCTTCGCCTATTCTCTTTTCCATATATCGACATATGTGTGGGTTTATATCTGGGTTCGTGAGTTTCGATGCGAGAACCATTGCACTCTCTCTTGTCTTCGTGTTGTAACCACTCTCGATTAACGCATCGGTCTTTGTTATCTTTCCCCAGTTGTCTACTAATATATCGATAAACCTTTTTTGTTTGTCTGTAAGGTCTTGTATTGACCTCAACTCTCTTCTTTTTTGTGCCATAACGAATCACTTTCCTTTACTAGTTTACTATAATGCACTTACTTAGAATATAAAAAATAAAATAAAAATGCAGAAAAAACAATCCTAGAAATTATATTTTTCCCAAAATCTAGGAATTTTTCCCAAAGTTTTCCCAAAACTATTTCTCTGTAATGGTATATAATCTGGGATTTTTTCCATT